ATTACATAATAATATCTATCTCTATAAAATCCTGTTCTGTTCCATTTTCCTAAATATTGATAATAAAGTCCCGTTAATGATGAGTAGTATATTCTTGAATAATTATCTTTACTATTATATCCTCCTCCTTTTCTTATAGTAGGCCCTATATTTTCACATCCATCACAATTTTTAGCTTTTGACCAATCATAATTTCCATTATAAAATGCATTTTTAGGATCACTTAGTACTTGTTTCCATATTTTTTGGTCATTAGAATTAAGTCCTGATTCCTCTCGTATTTTTCCATTAACACTTCCATATCGTCTTTGATCACCATAACCTAATGTTTTATACATTTGAGTACCATAATCACTATAAAATGGTTCTATATAAGCAGGTAAAGTATCTACAGAAACAGAAGTATCAAAAGGTATATTTACATATTTAGTAGGTGTACCTTCAGGAGTTTTATAATCAAACCTCATATATCCCTTCATATCAAATATACCATCTTCTTCTCCAAGGAGTTGTTGTTGAAGAATATTAGAATTAAGACCTAAAGTTGAATCAGTTATATCAAAAGATGGATTATCTTTTCTAAAATAGGCTTCTATAGTATCACCAGGACTAAATCCTCGAGATGTGTGTCTAGTACCATTAAGTACCCAGTATCTTACATAACATGCATCTCTATAATCATGAGTTGCTGAATAATTTTCTGGTTTAACTTGATTTGGATCATTAGGATCATCATATCCTTCTAAACAAGTTATTTCTGCTCTATAATAATCTAATATATCAGACAATTCAATATCTATTTCTCTATCGGGACCAGGAGGTTTATTAAGATCACTATCATCATTTATATCTGCTCCCGTAGGTATATAATTTAAATCATTTACATGTAATAATTCTGTTATATCTAGATCTTTATCTCCTAAAAGTTCTTGTTTATCAGCATCATAAAACATATTAGTAAACCCTGCTGCTTTTTTAGCTACTTTAAATGCATCATAACTTTTAAATTCTCTTTTCATTCCTTCATGCATAACCCACATAGGAAGACCTTGAGGAACTCCTTCTACTATTTCTGTATTTGCTCCATGTGTACGTAAAAAAGTGCCATTTGGGTAAAATAAATGTTCTTTAGGTTCTGGGTTTTCTTTTAAATTAAATTCTTCGTCTTTTTTTTCTAATAATTCTAATAATCTTTCTAATTTTATCTCTAAAGGATCACTATAATTATTTACATATTCTTGACTTTGTTCAATAAGAGAATGATGTGATTTTTCTCCTTTTTTTGGGATATTATAAAATAAATCTTTATAAACTTCAAAAAATTTAGGAATTGTATAATTAGGATTAGATTTTATAAGTTCAGAAAAAGAAGTATTCATAAAATCTGAAGATTTTTTATTATTATAAACTTTTTTTTCTAAATTAATTATAGCTTTTTTATTTTTAATTTTTGATTTTTGAAGGGCCCTTTTTATTTTAGATAATTTATCATTTTTTAATAATGTTTTAGAAAATAATTTAGGTGAATTATCTTTAAATTTAGATTTTTGAATATTTTGAAATTTTTTTTTCATTATCTAACTACTTTAAAATGATAATCATTATCATATATAGTAGTACCATCATTATTTTTATGTTTAAATAAAATACGATAATATCTTTCTGGTTGTAAACCATTCATATATAATTTAAAATACATCCCTTTATCATCAGCACTCATTTTTGTAAAATCATCATCAAAAGGAATAACTTCTTCTTCAGTGTAAGCATCTCTTACACTATAAAAAGATGATGTTGTAAAATATCCTACGTTTAAATAATTTGATGTTGTTGAGAATGTTCTATTTGGATATTTATCTCTAACATGAATTCTAAGAAGAGCTTCATCATTTTGATTAAATTCTTGTTTATTTTTATATAAAGTTACATTTAAACTTCCACTTTTTTTAGATGTAGATTGTTTAGTATGTACACTATCATCCCATTTAAAACATAATTTTGGAGGATAAATTGTATGAGTGTCAACTGAAAAATATTGCATTTCACCAAAACTACTTGATGTATTTTCTTCTACTGAATCTGGATGTTTTATAATAAATCCATTATTATCTACACCTGTTGGGTAAGTATCTCCTGCAAATAAACTTGCTGAATGTTTTTGAACTAAACAAGTTACATCTAAATCTATATCTAAACTTGCATTGTTTAAAAATTGCTGAGTTGCAGTAAAACAACTACCAGTATACCATTCTCCCCCTCCTTTTTCTAATCCACTTCCTGTTCCAACAGATCCTGTTGATCCAGGTGCAAAACTTGCTGTTCTCCATTGTGTTTGAGTTGTATTATTATCTCTATAAATCCAAGTTGCTCCATTTGAACTTGTAGGTAAATTTGAATATCTACCTGATCCTTCATGCCATGATTGAGAAACAAGAAAAGTTTGTATATTAAGTATAGATGTTATATTTTTTTGTTCTGTTGCAAATAGTTGGAGTTTTGTTTTTGTTATTCCATCATTAAATTTAGAAGAACCAATTACATCTGAAATTACTGATTTAATTTCTTCATTTTTAAACTTAATAAGAATTCTTGAAGGATAATGTAATTGATTAGTACTTCCTCTTTCTTGTACAAGTTCTAAAATTTCATCTCCCCCTGTATTCATTGAAGTTCTATCAGGATGACTATATAATGTTGTGTCTATTTCTGGAAATATTGAGTAGTATGCCATTTTTAATAAATTATTACTCGACCTTTAATGTCCGAGTTTGGATATTTTAATTCGAAAATACTTGGATCTAATGAAGGGTATATTACTCCTTTTTTAGTAGCTCCAGCAAAATCATATTTATATTGTGAATAACCAAATGATACTCCATTTTTGTTTTTAAGAGTTACTTTTTCTACTGTTTGTACTCCTTTTACTCCTCCTATTAAATTTTCTATTTCAGATATAATAATAGGTTGATTTACTTGCCATTTATCTATATCAAAATGATCTTTTAATTCATTAATACAATGCAAAATTAATTACAAAAGCATCTTTTATATTAATAGCATCTGTTAGCATTCTAAATTGTTCTAAATAAGTTGCTAAATTAGTTTTTGTTGCTGTATTTAATGTTGTTAATTTTTTATTAGAATCATATCCTAAAGTATATAAATTTAAAGCTAATGGATTAGGAATACGATTAGGTTCAGTTGTTAAAGGAGATATTTGATCATCTTGTGTTATATAAGCTTTAGATATTCTCCCTAATTGTGAAGGCATAGATAAAGTTCTAATTAAATAATCTTCTTTTGTTACTGTTCTTTGTTGTGCTGCAAAATTAGCCATTGCATTTTGTCTTATTTCTTCTATAGTTTCTCCTGCTCCTCCTCCTCTTGCAGCTTCTGTATTATTAACTGCTACTGAACTATTTACAAAATTAAGCATTCCTGTATTTAAATTAACTCTATTTGATGTTTTTATAGTTTCTATTTCTGTTATAGTATTTGCATTAACATTAGCTTCTAATCCTCCTCCTACAATATAAGTAATTGTTAATGTTGTATTTGCTGGTGTTTCTCCATAAGCTTTAGTATATAAAAAGTTTGAAGGATCATATGCTACATCTAATTTACTTCTTCCATCATTAATTCCTAATCCTATATTATTTGGATCTGGTACTATACATGAATCTGAATTAACAGTTGATCCTGGTCCAAATTGAATTTCTAATGTATTATCTAATTTAAAACGAGTTACAAATCTTTTAGGTACTTTTTTTATTTTTAATAAGTAAGGTGTTTGTTGATTATATTGATGTAAATCAGGATCATTAGCTGCATTGTTTTTTAATTGTTCAAATATAGTATCCTGAGCTAAATAAGGAACTTCTGTCCAATTATTTCCATCTGAATCTATTATTGATTCTATTGATATTATATCTTTATCAAATAGGCTTAATGTTTTAAATTGTTCAGCATTACCTATAGTAAAGGTTTTTGTTTTTTTAGTTCCTGATATTGATTTTACTTTCTTTTTTAATAAATAATATTCTGGATTATTTGATGAATCAAATTGATATATACTTGTTACTGTAGGGTCAAAAGAAGAAGAAAAACCAAATCTTACATCATCTGTTGTGTAAAATCTAGAGCCTTCAGTTGAATTAAAAGTAGATCCTGCTTCTATATCTAATGTAAAACTATAATCAGGTAAATATTCTCCCGATATATTTATAGAAGGAACTAATTGGAATAATTCTAAATCAACAGAAGCTGCTGATGTTACTTTAGGTTTATACCCTAAAGCGTAAGATAAATTATATAAATTTTCTTTTTCTTGTGCTAATAATAAAAAACATTCTCTTAATTGTGTATCTGTATAAAAAGATAATACATCTCCTACATAAGATGCCATTTCAAGAAACATCATTCCAGGATTTCCTTCACTAAAATCATTAAAGTTATTAGGGAAATATATTTCCGCAAAATCTATTAATTTGTCTTTATAAGAATTATAATCTTTACTTAAATATTTAACATCCTTATCTTGTGTTTTATTTGATATTTTATTGTAAGCCATTATTGGTTAAAATTAAGTTGTATTGCATCTACAGTATTATCTGAATTAATACTATATGTTATTTTTATAAATAATAAATGTTCATCTTCTAAAAAATTAATATCTGTATCTATTAATGAAATTTCAGGTATATAAAAGTTTATTTGTGCATTTATTTCTGTATTTAAGGAATCTATGTCTATATTCTGTTCGAAAAGATGGTGTTTTAATCCTACACCAAAATTAGGTTCATTTACTCTTTCACCTTGTTCGGTTAACAAAAGATTTAATAAATTAGATTTTACTTGTTCTTTTAAAGTTTGAGTTCCTTTAAACATATTATTATCATCTAAAGGAAAAGCAACCCCAATACTAACATTTTTATTAATATCTAATGGACTTATTCTTCTTGTAGAATTTAATATAGGCATTTATTATCTTCCTTTTTTCTTAGCTATTGCTTTCATTAAACCACTATAATCTCTTGTTACTGCGTTTGCTACTGGTTCAGGCATTCCTGTTGTATCCATAGGCATTGGAGCTCCTGTTGTAAAAGGGTTAGCCATACTTGCTGGTGAATTTCCTGATTCTAAATTAGTATCTCCTGCTGCTGTTTCATTTAATAACGCATTTAAAGCTGCATCTTTTGTATAATTTTGATTTGGAGTATCTTTTGTTATTAAAGGTTTTTTACCCATTATTTTCTCTTTTAAAGAGGATTGTTGGGGTATTTCAATCTTTTTTTCAGTATGTTCTACTATAGTTGGTTTAAATTCATCACGTAAATCTTCTTTAAGTGATTTAATTTCTCTGCGTAACGCATAATCGATTTCTTCTCTAACTACTTTTCTAATTAGATTTTCAAAAGTTTTTGCTTTCATGTTTGTCTGTGTTTGTTAATAAATATAAAATTTTTTAAGGTAATGGTACAGTTTTTACTTCATAACTTGTTTGAAGATCATCTTCTGTTCTTATTAGTCTTTCTATTATTTTTGTTTTTCCATTTTCTTTAAGATCTTCTAAAAGATCATTATATAAAGTTGTCATTTTATCTCTTATATTTTTTGTATTTGTATCTGTTAAAGTTCCTGCTGCTGCTTTATCTATTGCTGCTTGTATTTGTTCATCTAATAAATTTGGATTTATAGTGCCTGCTCCACTTCCATCTCCACTTCCATCTCCACTTCCATTATTACTTATAGGAGATTGGTCTGCTACATTACATTTTTTAATATAATTTCTAAATAAAAATATAATAAAATCTTTTAATTTTTGTATTACTGCTATTAAACTTTTAATGGCCATCATAACAATTTCCATAATACTAAATAATTTTTCTATTGCTTTTAATACTAAAGGTAAAGCTGCTACTATTGTTAAGGCTAATTTTGCATATTCTTTTACTTTTCCTAAAATTAATCTTTTTTTCTCCCCCATAAAATCAATTAATTTTCCACTAGCTGCAAGACCTGAAGATATTGCTAGTGCTACTTCACATGCTATTACTACTATTAATAAAGCTGGTACTAAAACATCTTTTATTATTTCTAATATTTTTTCTATTTTAGGTATTATTTTATCTCTTATTTTTTTTAGTTTTTTATCTATATTTTTTACTTTTGCTAATCCTTTTTCTGGAATTTTTTTAAGATTATCTAAAAGTTTAATAAGTTTATCATATATTTTTGTCATTTTATCTTGAGCTTTTCTTTCACAAGAACTAGATATAAGTTTTTCTTTAAGTTCATCTTTACTAGGTAATTTTTCTTTTACTTTTTGAACTTGTTTTGTACCTTGTTTTCTTAAATCTTTTTTAGCTGTATAAAGTTGTTTATCTATTTGACTATTTATTAGATTTCTTATTGTTGTTGCTGACATTTTATGCTATTTTTGTTATTTCACTTTTAAAACTTACAATATTATCTTTTAAATCTTGTATTTGTTGTTTTCTTAAAGACAACATACCTTGATTTGCAGGATTAGGTCCTGTTGGGGCTCCTGGAGCTGTTGTTATATATGCTACTTTTGTTACTAAATCATCTATTAATCCTTCAAGTGTTTCTAATAAATCCATTTGCCATCTATCTAAATGATCTCCTAATACTGCGGGTTCTGTAGGTAATAAATCTTCTCCATATTCTCTTTTTAGCCCTAAATAAATATTAGGAGAATTTATTACAACTTTACTTGCTTTATCCCCATCTTTTTTATCACTAGTATCAAAATGAATACTACCTACTGTGCTAAATCCTATAGCTTCTTTTGAAAATAATAAAATAGAATCATCTTTAGCATTAAATAATAATCTGTCTGAGTTTATTATTACTTGCTTTCCTTGATATATTTCTGGAGCGTCTGGTTTATAACTCATTTTATATTTGTTTTTTAGCGTAATCTATTAAAGTTTGTTGTTGACCTTCGTTAACATATGCATATGTTTCAGATTTATATATTACATTCATGTCTTCATCTTTAA